CCCCAGCCATCGATCTTGCGTTCGCCGGAGTAGATCGCCGTGTAATTCAGCCCGTAGGCTTCATCGGCTTTGGATTGATCGACATGCACGATGACGGCGCCGATCGACCCGACTTGCGCCAGGCGCGGCAGCACCAGCCGCTCGGCCGAGCCGGCAAGCGCATAGCCGGCGGAAGCCGCGAACGTGTTGGCGACCGCCCATACCGGCTTTTCGGCGCGGGCTTCCAAAATCTCGTCGGCGATATCGAGCATACCGGCGGCCTCGCCGCCCGGGCTTTCGACATCCATCAGGATGGCGCGCACGCGGCTGTCGGCGCGCATGGCTTCGAAGGTGGCGGCCAAGCCGTCATAGGTGGTCCAGCCGCACAGCGCCGTGAGCCAGTCGAAGCGTCGCGACAGCAGGCCACAGACCGGCACGATCGCGATGCCTTCCGGCGTCAGGCAGTATTCGCCAATGCCGCCGGCGACGGCGACCGGCTCGGCATCGATCAGCGTCGACAGTCGCTGTTGCCGCGCCTGGCGCTGTTTCTTGCCGGCTTTTGATTGCGTGCTCTCGCCCGCAAGAATCCGCCGCGCTACCGGACCGTCGAGGATGGAGCGCAGCGCACCGGGCTCGATCGCATGGGCGTGGCCAAACAGCCGCTCGGCGATGCGCGGATAAGCGGCGTGCATCGGGTGTTCCTTTGCCGCTTGGGCGGCCGTTTCACGTGAAGCAATCAGGCGGCTGCCAGCAGCGCCAGCAGCAGCGTCTCTTCCTCGGCGCTGAGCGCCAGGACGTCATTGGCGCGATCGGCGGCGCCGCCCTCGATGACAAAAAAGCGTGGCGGCTGCTGTCTGACGCGCGCGGCGCCGAACGCCTCATCGGAGTCGAGTGACGCGACCGGCGCGATCGCGACTGCGGCCGGCCCGAAAATTTTCTTTCCTGCGATCGCGCGCGGCCGCGCGATCATCACCAGGCCGGGTTTCCCGAATCCCTCGTCAGAGTCGATTGACGTAGTCGCCACGCTTTGCGCGACGGCGCGGTACGGCACCGGGCCAAGTCCGCCGGAAATCACCCAGCGCGAACCGCCGCCGCCAGCTTGACTCGTAACAGGCGCGGGCGCTTGCACCAGCGTCGGCAGCCCGAACGCTTCATCGCTCGGTATTCCGGATTCAACCTCGACCAGCAGGTCGCGGCCGGAGCCAAACGCCTCGGATGAGGCGATGCCGCTCGCGCCCTCGATGAGAACGATCGCCGGACCGCCGAATCCCTGGTTGGACCCGATCCCGACAGCGGTCCCGATCTGGACGCCCGCGGGCGATCCGAACGCTTGAGCGCTACCAATGCCCGCAGCGGTTTCGACTAGCAGTTCCTTTGCGGTACCGAAGGCTTCGGTCGACGCGATCGCGCTGGCCGTCTCCACCAGGACCGCGGCGGACGATCCGAACGCCTCCGCGCTGGCGACTGCGGTGGCCGTAAAGATCTGCGGCTGCGGCTCCCACAGCGACCGAAGAGTGAGCAGCACGGATCACCCAATGATCGGGCGCGTTTATATACTTCGCAACGGTGTCAGCGTTCCCACCAGGCCAGTTCTGGCTCGAGAGAAGCGCCGGTGGTGGCGTTGCTCGGGAACCATTCGTGTATGGTCGCGGCCCAGCCAGGTGGGATGACCACCGGGTTGGCGCGTGACACCTGGCCGCTCGAGGGAGCGTCCATGCTGCCGAAGATGATGGTTCGTTCGCCGCCGACGACCGGGATGCCGTCGAAACCGCCGATCGCGACCGTGCGACCTTCGGTGCTCACACCAGCGACCGTCATCTGGGCGGCGCCGGTGAAGCTCCAGATTTTGGCAATCGATTGCGCCACCATGGGCCCGACCGGGGACGCGCCTGGGCTGCCGCCCTGGCCGGCCAGAATGGTCTGCCCTGCGCTCGGTGTGCGCGGCCCCTTATCGAGCCGCACCAGGTAGCGCATGCCGGTGGCGGACGCAGGCGCGACCGTGAAGGCATGCTTCAGGTGCGCCAGATAGATGCTCTTGGACGCCGGGTCGTTCTGGTCCGCGGTGTTAAGGATATGGAACAGCGCCGCAGTATCAGAAAAGGATGCAGCAACCGGCGCGGCGAGCGCGGTCCCAGGTGCCGGATTCGACGTGGTGAAAAAGATGCCGTCATCAGCGAGGTTATGCAGGCTCGGCACGCTGAGCGCGGCGAATTGTTCGCCGTAGCGGTTGCCGCGGGCGGGTTCGCCCTCGCGGCCGCCGTCGATATCTGATTGTGGAAGCCGACGGCTGATGCGCAGCTTCAACAGGAACGCGTTCATCATTTGAGCCCTTCCTTCAAGGCAATTCGATGCCGATCGCGTGCTGCAGCAGCGCGCGAATGGCCTTGAGTTCACTCAGCAGCTGGGTATTTGCGGATTGATCGAGATCGATCGGCCGACCCTCGCCGTCGACGACGCGCACGCCTGTCATCTTCAATGTGACCGGGACATCGTTGATGTAGGCGACGACGTCGAGCGTGTGAACTTTTGCGCCGGTGGAGTCGGGCGCGACCTGAACGAAGCTCGGCGTATCCATCGTCTACAGCTTGAAAATCTTGTTGGCGCCATTGTCCCAGCGGAACAGGATGGCGCCGCCATTCGGCGTTAGCGGGAACGTGCCGTCACCGAGCGTGTCGATGCGGATGATGAGACGGCTGGTGGCTTCGTTGCCGGTGTCCTGAAACAAATAGAGGCCGTCGGCGGTGAGCCCGGAAACGCCCGGGATCTCGAGGTCGTCGGCATCTGCGACGCCGTTGGTCGCGCTCTTGTTGGTCAGGGCCGGGCTGGTTGCGACGCGCGCGCCGGCAGCGATGGCAGAGAGGAATTGATCGGTGGCGACGTTTGGCGTGTAGGTCGCGTGATGCACCAGCACGCCCTTGATCGTGTCGTTGAGCCAGTCGATCTGCTTCGTCAGGAAGCCTTCGCGGCCCTTATCGAATTGCGCATTCCCCATTAGGCGGCCTCGTCGTCAAAGTGTTCAATGACGTTTGCGACGACGGCGCCTTGCGCGGTCCGTCCTGGCGTCAGGGTGACGGTCTTGCGGCCGCTCTTCTGCGCGATCGCGAACGACAGGTTGAAGGTTTGCGCGCCGGCGCCGCTGCCGTTGCCCGGCTGTGGCGAGTTCTCGTCGAAGGGCGGCGGCATCGAAATTTGGTGATTGGGCGTGGGCGTGCCGCGCAGCACGATGTTGTTGTTCTTCAGGCTGTCCTGGTCGGCCGCGATGCGCCGGTCGACTTCCTCGCGGGTGTCGCCTTGCCCCTCGATGACTTGCGAGCGCGCCTTGAATCCATTGTCGACCGCGATCGCCTCGGCCTGCACGTCCTTGAGCGGATCGACCCACGCCCACTTCGGCGGTATCCAAGTGATGTCGGTGTACGGCCTCGGATCATCGGCGAAGCCGGGCAGGTCAAACGTTCCCGCTAGGACTCCCGCATCCAAAAACCAGCCAGAGGCCGGTCGGCAAAATTGGTAAACGATGACGCCGTGCTGCTTTGCCTCCATGCGCCGGCGCATTTCGATCAGCGATGAGCGCTGGTTAGAATAGTTGGAGCGCACGGTATCGCCGGTCACGCCCATGTAGGGCAGGCCCCACGGCGCGCAGATGCGGGTGAGCTGCCGGTACTGGAACGCTTCGTAATTGGAACCGACGTCCGCCGGCGCCGCAGTGCTAATGTCCTCGCCCGGCATCAGGACCTGCGCCTTGCCGGCCTCGAGTGTGACCGTGGCGATGCCATCGCCGGATTGCGCTTTGCGTTCGGCCTCTTCGTCGAACAGCGTCCCGTCAGGATCGGCGCGCTTCACGAAAGCCGTGAAGAGCGCGGCGGTCTTCTTGCGCTCCAGCTCGGCGTCGTCATAGACGTCAAGTGCCCACAGCGAGACGATCGCCGGCGCCAGCATGGACAAGCCGCGGATCTGCCCCGCCTCGACCGGATCGAAGACGTGCCGGATGTCGCTCGCCGGAACGCGCGTCATCTGTCCGAATGCCGGCTTCTCCGTGGAATCGCCGGGATTGACCCGCCAGAAGTGGTAGGCGACGCGCCGGCCGAGCGCATCGAACTCGATGCCCTGGCGGACTCGGTTGCCATTGTCCAAGTCGAGCGTGAGCTCGAGCGGACACATTTCACTCGGCAGCAGCTGCAATTGCAGCGGCACCGGCAGACCATCGGTCAGATAGCGCGGCCGCTTGCGCACGAAGATCTCGCCGGCGATGAACAGCTCGCGTCCGACCCGCCGCATCAGGCCGTATAGATCGGTGAGACCTTCGGAGTCAGCCTCATCCGTCCAGCGTTTCCATGCCGCCTGCAGCTCGATCTTAACTGCCTCGTCGGCAGTCCAGCTCGGCACGATTCCGGCGCCGACCAGATTGGCAGTGAAGCACTCCACCGCGCCGGCGGCATAGGAATTGTTGCGCACGAGGTAACGCGCGCGCGCCAACGCGGTTTTGCCGGAGGCCGAAATGAGCGTGTTGACATGCACGCGCGCCGGCAGAAAATTCGACATGCGCCGCGAGAAGCGGCCGGCTTCCAGCCCGTCACCAGCGAGCGCAAGCCCGCGCATGGCGCCGCGCACCGCGCTTCGGACACGATCGAGCATCGGTCACAGCGCCTTTTCGGAGACGAAGCGGAAGCCGCGTACGATCCGCGTGCCCTGTAGCGCCGCGATGTCGCTCTCGACGTCGGCGATGGCCGTCTTGATCTCGTTGAGATCGCGGAACTCGACCCGCCGATCGTGATAGCTGACCGAGCGGTGGCCGGAGGCGAGCGCCTTCTTCAGCGAGTCCAGACGGCTCTGCAGCTGCGAGAGGGTCGCGGCCATCGGCTTACCTGTTCATAAATGGTGAGACGCCGCCCTGGCGCACAAAGCGCGCCCGCGGCTTCGGCGCCGGCGGAACACTCGAAGGTGGCGTGCTCGCGGGCGGCGCTCCATCAGGAGCGTCGATCTTGAGCAGCTCTTCAAGCTGCCGAAACTTTGATTCTCGCCAGCGGTCCCATCCGCGCATGGCGGCGAGGCCGCGCGCGTAATTGGCGCAGTCGAGGCCTTCGTTGCGGCGACCGTCGATCACCCGCCATTCGCGGCCGTTGCGGCGGCGCGCCGAGGTGACGAGCTCTTCCGACGTAAGCTGTTTGACCTCTTCCTCCGGAATGTCGGAGGGGAGGTGGACGAAACCGGGCGGATAAGGGTCGTTGCCAGTCGGTTTTTTGAGGCCGAGCTGGCCGTTGATCTCTTGCTTACAGAAAGAGACGCCGATCCTCACCGTCGTCAGCCCACGGCGGAGTTTCTTGCCGCCGGCGGTGAGATCCATCTTGCCGAGGCCGATATAGGCCGCGGAGTAATTGTCGTGGCCGTCGACCGCATGCACGTTGCCGCGGCCCTGCTGCGATCGTACGAACGCGCCGACCTCGGCCGCAAAGTTTCCGGAGTCGACTCCCCAATCGCGCACCGCGAGCTCGGCGCCGCTCTCGTGCCGCCACAGCTCCTCGAACAGCTTCTCGAGCTCGGCCCAGACTTCCGGACGCGTGGGGGAGCCGGGCAGAATGCGAATATCGATCAGCCAGCGCTGACGCGATCGCCCAAAACCCCAGATGCGGACCTCGAGCCGGTCCTTCTGGACGTCGACGCCGGCGAACAAGATCAGCGCGCCGAGCGGCACCGTTCCGATCTTATGCGCTGAGCGGCGTTCATAGACGTCGTTCCATTCAGGCGCTTCACCCGCCACGCGCCAGGTGCGCGCGAGTTGGGTGTTGTAGAACGCCTTGAGCTCCTCCGGACCCACCGAGAGCGCGTAGCGGAACTTCTTAACCAGCGAGCGCAGCGGTTGCTTCGGCGCGTAAAGTTTCGAGGCGACGAAGCCGGCGTGATCGTTCGGCACCGCACGCCGGCCGCACTCGATGCAAACGGCGTACTCGATGCCGGGCGCGTCCGCCTGACAAATCCACCGCTCGGGCTTCTGGTGAATCCCGCAGCAGTCGAATTCGCGGGTCTGCCGCCAGGTGATGACCTGCAAGGCGCGGAGCCGGTCGGCCTCGCTCCATGCGACGCCGCAGTCGAGGCACTCGTAGGCGGCGGTTTCCGGCCGAATGCGGCCGCGCTCGTCCTTATCGAAGCGGACCTGCTCCCACTCGAGCGTCTGCTGCATGCCGCAGTGCGGGCAGGCGACGAAGGCCTTGCGCTGGTCGCTTTCGTTGTAGGATGCCGCAATGACGCTGCGCTCGTCGGTGGGGCTGCAGGAGCGCACCGAGAGCTTGTTGGCCGAGAATTCCGCCTGGCGCTCTTCGGCCAGCGTGATCGGGCTGCCTTCATTGCCCGCAGAGCGGGGATATTTGTCGGTTTCGTCTGACAGCACCACGCGGATCGGGCGCATCGCCAGGTTCGTCGGACTATTGGCCCCGACGATGGTGATGTGACCACCGGGGAACTGCTTGTGCGTGAGCGTGTTGCCGGCGTCGCGCGCTTTGGTGTCGCCGAACAGGTCCTTGAGAACCGGGGTGTCCCGTATCATCGGGGCAAGCCGGTCTTTCGAGAACGTCTCCGCCGCGTCATCCTTCGGTTGCACCACCAGGATGGGGCAGGGGTCGCAATGGATGAAATACCCGGCGACGTTCTCGACGAAAGTCGTCTTGAGCAGCTGCGTGCACGCCATCAGCGTGATTGTCTGCACGCCGGGCTCGGTGACCGCGAGCATCGGGCCGCGCGCTGCTTCCACCCGCGAAACGATGAAGCGGCCGCCGTTCGAGGATTCCTTTGAAAGCCGCCGGTGCTTTTCAGCCCATTCGACCAGAGTCAGCCGCGGCGCCGGCGTGAGCCCGCGCCGCCAGGCAGCCCGGAGGTTATCAACGCGCTGCAGCAAACTCGGGCTGGTCGGGCTCTCCGAGCTCGGCGAGGTGCTGCTGGACATTGCGGGTCAGGGTCTCTGCAAGCCGACGCTCGTCGACCCCGAGCTCGGCCGCCATGAGGGTGGCGACCCGGGCTGGCCAGGACGTCCAGGCGTCGCGGATCTCGCGCGCCAGATTGAAGAATGTCTTTTCGGCTGCCGCGCGATCGACCAGCGCCCCGCGCGCCACCTCGAAAGTCAGCTGCCGGGTGCGGGCGAGGTAGTTTTCCTTAACCTGCTGCGCCACCGCGAACGGGACCATGACGCCGTCGACCAGCACCAACGGCGCGATCTCGTCTTCGTCCTCGTCGATCGGCGGCGTTGCATCCGCCTTCGCTGCCGCCAGCGTTGCATCAGTGGCTGATGCAACGGCCTTGGCCGAGCGCCGGCGCGATTGCGTCAGGTCGATGTTGTTGGCGCGGTCCTCGAGCACCTCGGCAAGGCGTACTTTCCCGTTGTGCGAGCGCACTGCGCCGGAATTTACTTGGCGGCTCAGCGTGCTCTTGTTGACGCCGACTTTCTTTGCCGCTTCCGCGATGCTGATGAGCTCGTCGGCCGTTGCATCGGAAGGCCGTTGCATCAGATTGAAGCCCTGGAGCTAGCCGCCAATTGCGCCTCTGCCGCCCGCATTAGATTTTGGCCAGGGAGGACCCGCGAGGGGGGAGGGGGGTGCCCCACCTCGTTGGCAGCGGGAGGGCAGCGGCCCTATGGTGGAGCGCGATGGCAGCAAGCGAAAAGTTTTCAGTTGCTCAGTGGCGCAAGGGACTATGACCGATCTGCTCGATGATCTCGTCTACCTTCAGCGCGAAGCATTTGAATTCACGCTCAGTATCAATCCGCACGCCAGTTACCATGAGACAATCGAAGCACACCTCAGCGTTGGGGTGCATGAAGATGAGGATTGGCTCTCGCCCGAACAGCGCCGCGAGGCGGTGCAAACCCAGAAGTTCGTAAGCGGCAGCGTCTACCCCAAGGGCAGCGTTGGTTTCTACACCGTGCACGGGACAGACTTGCCGGCGGTGATTGCTGAATGCGCCAGGCTTTGTCGCGAGGACCGGGCCCGCTAAATGGATTGGGAAAAAGTAGCCTCATATCTCGAGGATGAATTTCATCGGCTGATGGACACTGCCGATCACATGTTCGCTCACGACCTTGAGACGCAGCGGACCATGCGCCAGCAAGCTCGTATTGCGCTGATGCTCTCGGGCGCTCTGAGGGCCGGAATGAAAGAAACAATCGGCTTGTAAATTACTTCCGGGAAGGTCAGTTATCGGAAGTAATCAGGCTGCTGCTGCGAGCGTTCGATTCAGCCGACGCGCCCGCCTGCCCGTAAGCTTTTCCCAGCGCGCGATCGCCATGTCGACAATGGCTGGCTCGAGCTCGATCGCGTGACACACGCGGCCTGAGATCTCGGCGGCGATGAGCGTCGTGCCCGACCCGAGGAAGGGGTCATAGACCGCTTCACCTGGCCGGGTGTGGTTAGCAATCGGCTGCCGCATGCACTCGAGCGGCTTCTCGGTCGGATGACCGGTTTCCGATCTGCGGTGCGGGATCTGCCACACCGTCGTCTGCTTGCGATCGCCAGCCCAGTGTGCCGTGCGGCCTTTGCGCACCGCGTACCAGCAGGGCTCGTGTCGCCAATGATAGTGGCCGCGCGAGATGACCAGGCGGCCCTTGTCCCAGATGATCTCCGAGCGGACCATGAAGCCCGCCGCCATCAGGCTTGTGTCGACGGTGGTCGCGTGCAGCGCTGCGTGCCAGACGTAGGCCACGTCCCCGGGAAACAGCGCCCAGGCTTTGCGCCAATCGGCGCAATCGTCATTAGCGATGCTGCCGAGAGCGCGAACGGTTTTGTTGCGCCCGCTGGCGGCATCAATCACCTGGGCGCGCCAGGCCGGATCGTAGCCGACGCCGTAGGGCGGATCGGTCACCATGAGGAGCGGCGCGGCGCCGGCGAGCGCCTGCTCGACCGTTGTTTGATCAGTGGCGTCGCCGCAGACGAGCCGATGTTTACCGAGGAGCCAGACGTCGCCAGGGCGGCAGACGCTAGCGGCCGGCCGCGGAGCGGCCAGGGGCGTGTTTTCTCGCATGACATGGGGCTAAAGTTGCCCCGCCGCGACGCGCGCGGTGGCGGGGTGGCCGACGAGTGCGGCCGGCTCTAGGTCATGCGAGGCCTTTCCTCGCGGTTCGGGTGTTGACGCACCCGAGCTCCCGCCTCTCTTTCGAAGCGGAAGAATTCTACTCAATTTTGAACGGACTGACGAGAGGGGATCGGCCTTTGGCTATCCCGCTAAGGACCGGCGTTTGGACGCCGGCGGCCGGCACGCGCGTTCAACGGGCTTTGTTGCCCTTGTCGGTGTTCCAGCTCAGCGCCTGCTCGGCCGCGCGGGTGAGATCGCGCCGCTCAATGCCAAGCCGGCGCATGGCGTCAAAAGGAATGACGGGTGCGCGCTTGAGCTCCGAGCGCGCGGCGTCGTTGTCGATGATGGTTTGAAATAGCGGCGACCAGCGCCGCGATTTTGTCACAGCGCGACGTGAGTTTGTCACAGGAACGAAGTGTCAACGCACCGCGGCAGCTCGGGCGCCGGAACGTATTGCGCGCGGCCGCCGATCGTAAGCGGCTCGACGACGCAGTCGACCGGCGCGACGATTTGCACTGCATGGCCCTTGCCATTGAACCCGTAGATGATCTCGTCGAGTGCCGCGTCCTCGGTATCGAACCGCTTGGCGGCGAGCTCATTGCGCGTCCACAGCCGCGGGTGCGTGTCGGGCGCGAGAAAGAGATCGTTGTGATCGTGCCGGATGACCCAGAAGCGCTGCATAGGCGATCTACTGCGGCCAATACCAGCTGCCGGGCGTCGGCTCGGCCGATCGCGCGCCCTGACAAACTGACGTGCGGTCGAATGGCTGCCCGCAATCCGGCAGCACCTTGAGGTTGACGCACGCGTTCTCGTCCGTGCCCCACACCCGCGTGATCACTGCGGGATGGTACGGCGCACTGTTGGTCTCTTCGGCGCGGCCATTCGGGATGTAGTGAACAATCAGTCCGACCTTCGGGACCATGCAAACTCCTTGGGCAGCTTTGAACGTGATTCCGGCCGTGAGGCCGCGCGCATCGATAACAAGCCTGGTGATCTGTTCTGCGCTCAGGCGGCCACCGCAGCTCGCATCGGCGAGGCTTGCAGGTGGCCCGTAACAAAGACACGACCGCGGTCGTGGCGCAGCGCGCGCCGATCGCGCTTAAGCGCCGCGTTGGCCAGGCGCTCGCGATCGCCAGCGGTCATCTGGTAGGGCCGCGGCCGCTGCCCGCCGCCTTGATGCGGCATATAGCGGGAGCGATTGCGCCGGCGCAGTGAGCTGCGGCGGCCGCGCGCGGTGCGATAATCAATGCGCTTCTCGATGGTGTGCTCGGCGCCGCCCGGCAGCTGTAGTATTGACGGGGCCATTGCCATCGCCAGTGCACTCGAAAAGAAGCGGACGATCCGTCGCATTCAGAGAAACCTCTTGCCGGCGTGATCTTTGAAAGCCTTGGCCCGGCGGTCGTAGCCCTTCAGCGTCTGCACGCTGCGGTGCCCAGTGATGTCCATCACCTTCAGGACATCGGCGCCGTCCTCGAGCGCGCTGGTGATGAAGCCCGCGCGCAGCGAGTGCCCGGAGAAGATCTCCGGATCGAGCTTCGCTGCCTTGGCGTGGCGCTTGATGATGCTCGCCACGCTTCGATCGGTGAGGGCCCCTGCCTGCAGCCGGCCGCCTTTGGCGATCGGTCGAAATAGGGGCCCCTCGTGTATTCGTGCTGCGGCGAGCCACGCGTCGATCGCGTCGACGGGCTTCAGCCATCGGCCGTGCGGGACCGGGACCTGGCGGCCTGCGCCTTCCTGATCGGTCTTCGATCGGCGGATATGAACGATGATGCCGGCTTCGGTTCGCTCGAGATCGGCGAGCCCGAGCCCGACGAGCTCGGAGCGGCGCAGCGCGGCCGCGAATCCGAGCAGCAGCAGCGCGCGATCGCGCTTGCCGGTCAGCGTGTCCGGAATGCGCTTGAGCATTCGGGCTATGGCGCGCGCAGTGGCCGGCGCTTTTTGTGCGACGGCGACCCCGATGCGCCTGCGAATGCCGCGAAGCACCGCCTTCACCGGGTCGGCGTTGGTCGGCGAGTCGCGACCTAGCAGCCGATGCGCGTAAGCAATGGCGGCGCAGCGCCGCGAAATGGTCGAAACTTTTTGTCCAGCGTCGGCGAGCGAC